AAAGAAAACAAAGAACTTAAAGAAAACAAAGAACTTAAAGAAAACAAAGAACTTAAAGAAAACAAAGAACTTAAAGAAAACAAAGAACTTAAAGAAAACAAAGAACTTAAAGAAAACAAAGAAAAACCTAAATTACAACAAGTTAAAGAAAGTTTTAAAACAAATATTTTTTTAGCGATGGCCGGAATAATGACTGTTTTTATTTTATATATAAATAAAAAAGGTTCAAGTTTTATTAAAACATTTTTCAGTTTATATTTTATAGGATTTTTTGGTTATTTTATTCATGCCATATTTCATTCGTTATGTTTTAAAGACTTATTTAATAAATATAATATTTTTACAGAAAATATACTTTTTAATAAATGCATGTTAAAAGTAGTGAGTGTTTTTGATTTTCATAGAAATATTCATCATGACACTTCTATAAATAAACAACCAATTAATATAGTATATGAGTTTATAAATAATTTTATATTTCAAGGCATAGTACCATATTTATTAATTGAGACATTAAAACGATTTGATGTTAGAGTTTGTTTTGTATGGGGACTCACATATGCGAGCGTTCACAATATAAATTATTATTATTTAAAACCAAAAACACATATGCATCATCATATAGATGAACATAAAAATTTTGGAATTGATATATTTGATATAGTTTTTGGAACAAAATATGACACTACCGAAATTGAAAACATGAATCATATGGGTTATAATTTAATAATTTGTGCTTTTATAATATTATATTTAAATAAATATATTACTAAATTACTTAATAACTTTAAATAATAGATAAGCAGAATAAAATAATATACCTCCCCAAATAGTATCTATTAAACTAATTAGTGGGCTCCATTTTTTAAAGATTGCTAAATTAGTAGTTTCATATACTCCATAAATAGCAAACCCTAAGAAAAATGCTTCATAAAGAGGTCTTTTTTTTAAAACAATAAAATAATATAATATAAATATTAAAAACACATAACAAAATAATGCTGGAATCAAAGCAAATTCTAAATTACTATGTTGTATATTTTTTATCATAGTAAAAAAATTATTTTTCATTAAATATAGATAAATAGCATCTAAAAATGTAAAAATAAGCGTTAATTTAACAATATCTAATAACATAATATATATAATATATTATATTATATAAAAAATATATATAAAAAATATATAATAAAATTGATATAAAATTGATATAATAATAATAGATAATAGAATGGATAATAGAATGAATAGTATAATGGAGGCTAAAAGAAAACAACTGAAACAAATCCTAGAGGTATTAGAAACATGCACTATTTCGACAAATGACTACAAGGCTTCAAAAGAACCATTCTTTTATAGTGATAGCAATCAACAACCATTTCAACAATTTAATAATTTATTTGACCACTCACAGATACCAGAAGGATTAAATAGAAATATTAAAAATATATATGAAATATTGGGACATCCAAAAAAAGAAATCTATATTGATGCTTGGACTATTATGAGCTTAGATGAAGCCATAGAACGGTATAATTGTATTTGCGGTCAAGGACAAACCAATGTATTTGATATTGGATATAAATATGCTGGTATGGGATACATTGATGTATTAAGTTGTGATTTGACAAATCATTTATTATTTTACAGAGTAGATGGTGGGTCTAATGATTATGATAGAGTAGATAATTTAAATAATTTAATTAAAAATGGGGCACACCCTTATAAGAAATTTTATTTTAGTGATTGGTTTTATTGTAAAGTTAATACATAAATTAACTCCTATATATATTAAATTAATTATAAGATTACCATTTATTTTTTTTAACATTAATTTTTTGTCCAGTTCTTCTCACTCCTTTAGCTGGGTCATATACTTCATCTTCATCATCTGAGGCAATGTTTTTAGATATTTCCCAGAATTCGCGAGACCCAAGTTTAAAATCTTTATGTGACTCTGCTTTATACCAAAATATTTGGTCTTGCAGTTTATTTGATTTAACATTATTATTAATAACTAAACATTCAAAATTTTCAGTGCATTGGTCCATTACTTGACAAAACGATTCAAATGTTGGAAACATGCCCGCATAATTTTCATAAATTCGTCTTCTATTAGCAATATATGGTTCTCTCAATATAAATACATAATCAATATTTGTTCTTAATGTTGGAGGAATACCTAATGGATATTGCATAGTAATTATTAACATTATTTTCCAATGACGACCATTCATAAAAAGCAAACGCATCATTTTATCTCTTGTCCATCTATCATCAAATAAACAATCATCTAATATAACAAATGCTCTTGGATCGATAGTGCTTTTTTTATATACCTCCATATCTTTTTTTATTTGTTTTAGAACCGTTTTTTGTCTTTTTAATATATTCTCAATAATAAGAATATTATATTCATCATGAATAAATAATTTTGGAATATGGGTGGCGTAAAATCCGTTTCCTGCTTCTGTCCCTGAGATTACTGTCCCTATTGGAATATCTTGATGATAATATAATAAATCTCTAACTAAAAAAGATTTACCGGTATCACGGCGTCCTATAAGAACAATAACAGGACCTTTAGTTTCATCTGGTCTAAAACTGATACTTTTCATATCAAATTTTTTTAGTTGTAAAGTCATTTATAAGTATTTTAGAAATAAAAATAATATTATTTACGCTAATTTTATTTTTATTTATTTTTTATTTATTTTTTTATTTAGTTTAAAAAATAAAAAAAAAGTATTTTAATAACCTAAATGAATTTTACATATAGAAAATCGCCAAACACTGATTTATTTAAAGATTTTGAGGATGCTAATTTAGTAAACGCTACACATTCGCAAAATTATACGCCATTATATAATAATTTTTTTAAATTATCTGCTTCAAATTTTAATAATATAAATTTAAATCATAAATATAGTTTAAATCGTATAACGGAAAGAATAAGTGAAAATAAATATAAAGGAACAATTAAAACAAATGAAGATATTAATGAATCTAATAATGAAGCTAATTGTGAACTTATTGACACAACTATTTTTATAAAATATGCTCCACTATTAGATCCATTTAAATTTTTAGCAGGAAAATATGATCTTTGCACATTTGAATTACCAAAACTAGATGAAAAATCTAAATTTGAAAAACTTGATTGTCCTAATAATTCAGCATATATAGACAGTTTTTTTATTTATTTAACTAGTCAGTTGTTAAATTATAAAGATTTTTTACATGGAATTAATTTTTATGGCTCTTTTTTAGGAATAAAGCATGAATATATTATTGATATAAGCGATGATTTAGATATGCTCTTTAATAGCCATTTTTTTTATGAAAATAAACAATTATATAAATTTGTTAATACAGAGCAAGAAGTATTATTGTTTAACGATAAATCTAGACGACATAAAAAACCAATAAAATTTTCGAATGATTGTGATGCTTCATTATTAGATATAGAAATAATAGAATCGCAGATTCCTATAGTAGATATTAGCCCTGATATTAGCCCTGATATTAGCCCTGATAGTTGCCCCGATATTAGCCCCGATACTTTAATTTATAATAATTTAGATAATCTAGAAACAATTAAAAATATTAATGGGAATGAAGACACCGATCAAAGTTGTTCTGATATCTCGTCTCGTTCATCTAAATCGAGTTCTAATTCTAAATCTTCAAATAATGAAGAAGGGTCAGAGGAAGATAGTTCAGATGAAGATGAAAATAATAGTAATGATGAGGGTAGCCAAGAGGATTCTTCTGGTGGTTCTAGCGGTTCCAGTGGGTCTAGTGGTTCCTCTGATGAAATCAATGATGTGATGGTATCAGTAAAAGAGTTTCCAGTAAATATAATAACAATTGAATGTTGCGAAAATACATTTGATGATTTATTAGTAAATGATAAAATAGACACAAATGAATTAACATGTATAATACTTCAAGTATTAATGATTCTTATTGTATATCAAAAATTATTTAATTTTTCTCATAATGATTTACATACAAATAATATAATGTATGTTAAAACAGAAAAGAAATATTTATATTACAAATACAATGATAAACATTATAAAATCCCAACCTATGGAAAACTTTTCAAAATTATAGATTTTGGAAGAGCCATTTATGAATATAAAGGACAAGTAATGTATAGTGACAGTTTTCATAAAGATGGCGATGCCGCTACTCAGTATAATAGTCCGCCATTTTATAATAGTAATAAACCACTTATTGAACCAAATCTAAGTTTTGATTTATGCAGATTAGGATGTTCTATTTATGATTTTATTATTGATAAATATGATGATACCAAAAATATGAGTCCAATTCATAGAATAATTGTGGATTGGTGTTTAGACGATGAAGGAAAAAATATGCTTTATAAAAATAATAATCAAGAGAGATATCCGGACTTTAAATTATATAAGATGATTGCCAGAAAAGTACATAATCATTTACCACATAAAGTACTGCAGCAAAAATTATTTAATAAGTTTATAGTTCCTAAAAAAGAGATTAAATCTGGTGCGCTAATAATGAATATTGATAAAATTAGTTTAGATTAGATTCGATTACTAATAACTAATTATACTAGAAAATTTTTTTTCTAATTCAAGTAAATATTTATGCAATATACTTGTTATTATTGTTGATATTAATAAAAATATACCAGCATGCCAGGCAACTCTTTGGTCAAATTTTTTAAAGTATTTATAACTGCCTGACCATGGATTAAATTTATATATTAATAATACGCCAATATAAATTTTAAGAAATTGTTGAAATACAAATAATACATTTTCTATATTATATTTCTTTATAATAATTTCTATTTTAGATAATAGAACTGATAAGTATAACGATTTTTGTTTTATTATAGAAACTATTAATAAATTATTATTACGCCAAATAGATAGTACAATAATTAAAAACCAAGATAAATATAAAATTATAATAAATAATCTTTGATGCCATTTTAAATCTTCATCCATACTATATATTATAATTTTAAATATATTTTAAATATATTTAAAGTTATATGTTAATATTTAATAGTTAATGTTTTAAAACTTAGGATTATCAATAAATACAGGCGCTTGTCCTAAATTCTTTGTTTGTTGAACTAATTGTTCGTTTATAAAATGCCCGACAATAACGCTTAAATATACTAAAATTCCATCAATTACTAATTGTTTTAAATTAACTGTTTCTTTTAATATAAATCTAGTTTCTAAAAATTTTAAAATTATAAATACAATCGAGACAACTGCGGCGCTATATATATATTCCATAATATATAATAAGAATTATTAAGTTTTTTTTTAATTAACGAATTATAATTCAATTATATCTAAGTTTAAATCAATCGATGAACCTAATGAAATTTTATCATAATCATCATTATAACTTTGTTCTTTTGCCTCTTTTATTTTTCTCTCAACCGCTAATTGTTGTAATGTATTTAAATCTTTTGGCGCCATAACCTCTGAATGAACTCCATCTTGTTTTATAACTATGTCTTTATCATCAAAATTAATTTTTAATTTATCGAGAGAAGTACTACCTGCGCTAGATATGCTAGCGGGGTTAGAGAATTTACCTGTAGTAGTAGTTGCCACAGAACTAGCACTAGCACTATTAAGATTCGAAAACTCATTTTTAAAATCTTTTGCATAATTTTCTAATTTATTATCAGTTAATAAAGGATTTACAGATAAGTCAACCGGAATATTTGATGTACTATTAGTACTATCTGGATTTAGACTAGCGTTACTTGCTGGAGGTTGCTGAGCCGCCTGCTGAGCTGCCTGCTGAGCTTGCATATTTAAAACCTCAACTTCTTCGCTTTCTTCCATGTATGATTGTAGGATTTTTTCAACAGGAATATTATCTCTGATTGTTAATAGTATCGCTTCTTTTACTAAAAACTCTACCTCGTGTTTATTTTTTTGAATTTGCAGTGGATATAAGTCTTTTTCATATAAATAAACATTAGTATATAATTTACGAGCAACATTAATATAGACATTATGTATAAACGTATTTACAGATGGAATATTAATATCTATTTTCTTTGACTTTTGCCCGACACGAATACATGTTAGTGCTTTTAATTGTATAATATGCACACAGGTTATTAAATCTTCTAAATATTTACATCCACTATTTGTTTCAATTCTTTTAGTTTCTTGCTCAATTATACTAGGGTTCCATTGTGGAATAGCGCATAATAAGTTTTGAAACGTCATTAAATATTTATTTTCTTCTTTTTCATTAATGCATATAGTTAAAGCTTCTTTATAGATTGAGTCTACTCCAATAATAATGTGATGCGTCAAGAGAGAGACTAATCTTGCACACCACTCGTTTTTTGATTCAGTTAAACTACTCAAAGAATAATCATCCATTTATATATTTAAAATATTTTCTAAATCATCTACCGAACGATAAAAAATTAAATTTAATATAAATAAAATTGTCATAAATTCATTATGTATTTCTATTTTAGATTTTTGAATTGCTGTTAATAATTTATATTTATATTCACTATTTATAAACGTGCTAGTAATATAATTAATTAAATCATTTCCACATATTCCTTTATTATACAAATATTCAGTTATTATATATATATTCTCTGGACCATGCATATTTTCTAAAGATTGTTTAATTATTGATTTTATTTTATAACTTTCATTTTTAATATTAATAAATTTATTATTATTTATATTATAAATATGCAGATTTGTTGGTTTGCTATTTATTATAGGCAATGGAATATATATCTCTGAAAATCTAGATAAAATTGGATTTAATAATTTATACTTATCTTCTACTATTATAAAAAATCGTGTAGAATGACTAAATAATTCTATACATCTTCGCAGAGCAGACTGAGCATCAATTGTTAATTTGTCCGCATTTGATAAAATAATAGTTTTAAATAAGATTCCATTTTGTGAATGGATATTTGTTTTTGCAAAAAATTTTAAATCTTCTCTTATAAACTTAATTCCTTTCCCCTGAGCGCAATTAATAAATAAGACATATTTTTGTTTCATTTCTTTAGTGCAATATATCTTATCTATAAATTTTAAAATTAAAGTTCTCTTTCCCGACCCGCTCGGTCCATGAAATAATATATTTGGAATCTTTTGATTTTTAATGAAATAATCTAATTTTTCTTCAATATTTTGATGTATAATTATACTTTCTTTCATAAATTATTTAATAATTTATTTAATAATTTATATTTAATAATTTATATTTAATAATTTATAAAATAAACTATTAAAGTATTATTTTAATAACTAATAACTAATAACTAATAACTAATAACTATGTAAAGACTTCGCATATGGATTAGATTTAAATGCTTGTAATAAATCTGGGTCTATTCTCTCTAAACCATCATTTTTATATTGTTGAGGCGAGTGCACTTTTCCAATGCTTTCAATTGAGGGAATTAATAATGAATTATCCGCAGGTACATTTCTAATAAAATCATCTGTGGTTAATCTATTATTTACACGGTCATTGTCTCTGCGATTTATACTCATGTTTAAATTTCCGCTATATATTTGTGTGCCGCCAGCCATTGGCCAGCTTTCTTGTGTTTTATTAACATTATTATGTTGATTACTCCAAGCAGATAAATCCATTGGCGCATTTGTTGCGCTGGTGTTTCCTACATTACCTGTGATTGACGAGTTTCCAAAATTTCGTTGCTGTGTTTTAGCCGTCATATTAGTACTTTCATAACCTCCCCCAGGGTTATTCAGTTGTGATATATTTAAATAATTTAAACCGACCTTATCGGTAGTTGTTTCTTTTGTAGTTGTTTTAAGTCGGTCTCCTGGGTTTGTTATTGGAAGTTTTGGAACACTGCATTGAACATTGCCTAATTGATTTGAATTGTGTATTACATCTTCTTTTCTGGTTGGTTTTAATACATCTAATATTGGAGCAAAAATTCCTTTTACAAAACTTGATGCGTTTCTAAAATCACTAGGGTCATTTTGTTTTATATTCTCACTTCTATTATTATTTAAAATAATAATGCTTTGTTTTCCATAATCTTGATCGGATATATTATTTTGTCCTAATGAGGTTGCTGGATTTAAATTTAAAGCGCGTGATGGTTCTGTTCTATGCGTTTCTTCATAATGCGACTTTGTGTAAATGCCTTTATTTGTCGAGTTTGTCCCGCTTCCAAAATATTCTCCGGATAAACTATTGGTGTCAGGCATCATTTGTTGTGGTTGTAATGTTTGACCTAAAGAGTTTCCGGTTGTTGTAAACCAGTGTTGAGGACCCATTGAGTGCGCTTGGTCTGGTCTATTTTTTTCAACGGCGCCAATTGAACCAATATTTTTAATTGGATAATTTGGCGCGCCTTCATAACCATCTAAATTATAAGTAATTCTTGGATTAGTTTTAGTTCTTAATTCATCAACTGTTGGTGGTAACCATGACTCTCTAGCATTCATTCCAGCATTAAAGCCTCCTCCACCATCCGTTGTATTGCCAAGTCCTAATCCGGGTCCTACTCTTTCTTGTTGCCAAGGAAGAACGTTTGCGTATTTATGTGATGTAACTTGTCTTGAACGTATAAAATCAGTATGATTTGGTGTGCCATTGGCATATTGAATATTTGTTTCTGGTTTAAATAATGGAGCATTTTCTATTTTTTTTATATTTTGACTCCCTGAACCACTCATAGCATCTAATATATAAGGATTATTGTCTACGCTACTTTGCGTAACTTTTGAACCAAAAAAAGGAACCATATTTTTATGTGTGAAATTTTGTGAAGTTAACATTTCCCCTGATAAACTTTTAATTGTATTTGCCGCATTTGCCTCACATGTCTGGTTTGCTTCAACTGCCTGCCTAAAGAATTTATCAGTGGTTTGACCTTTACCAATAAATTGTCTTGTATAATTATCATTTTTAGTATTAATAAGATTGCTATTATTTGGATAATTTATATCTGGAACATTCGTATTTGTTAAAGCATTTGTTGTATTCAAGTTTGTGTAGGCTTCTTTTTTTTGTTTTTTATTATTTTTATTAGAATTACTATATATATAAATACCTCCAATTGCTAAAATAGGTAGTGCTATTGCCGCCATTATATATAAACTATAATATTTTTATAAATATTTTATATTATAGATTAATACTTAATTAATATTTATGTATAAATAGTTATGTATAATAGTAATAGTTAATAGTTAATAAGTAGTATTAAATTTATCTTTGCTAATTTGTCGTGTATCCAGATTATTAACAAATTGTTTTTGAACATGTTCTTGCGGGTCTTGTAATGGATAGGCCCAATTCATTCTTTCTAAATCTTTTAATTGCCATGCTGGTAAAACAGACCTAGATTGGTCGGTTATAGCAAAATTAATTGTAGGATAATCATTTTTCACATATGAGGTTTCAATATATGGGTCTCTTGAATTTAAAACAAACCCATATTTTATTAGTTTTTTATTGACTCCTAATAAGTTACTATTAATATCTACAATATCGTTTCCAATATTAGCACCAAACTTTTGCAATCTAATTTGTGGGTCTATAAAAAAATTAGGATTTGAACCATTACCAGGAACATTTAACATATAATTTAAACTATTGCTACTAGAAAGTAATTTACATTTAATATTTGCTTCGTCGTCCCTCGAAAATGCCATTTATATATTATATATTATATATTCTATATAATATAATATATATTCTATATTCTATATTCTATATTCTATAATATATAAATTAAAAAATAGTTGGTCTCTGATTATTTAATGGGATAAACATATTTTCTTTAATAAGTCGTGTCTGTTCAAAAAATTTAATTTCTTCTAAATTACTTTTAAATTGTGGTAAAAACTCTTTTCTTGGTTCAACTAAATTGTTTGAACCAATATTTAATAATGCCGATTCAATATCTACAGCATTAAATGAGAATAAATTGGCTGGCATTTTGCTAGGATTTATATATCGTGGAAATGTTGGATTATAGGCATCGCCATTTGGTCCATTATCATATAATCTGTGATTCATAATTTTATTAATTGCTTGTTGCTCTAAACAATAATTTGCTGCGCTATTTTTATCCCTCGTGCCTCCTGTATTTTTACATAATGAAGGACTAATACCTTGAATATATTCGCAAAACATTATATACTATATACTATATAAAATATAAAATATAAA